GGCGGATCCTGCGGCGAGCTTCTGGGCGAGTACGCCCTTGCCCTGAGCGACGTTGTAGAGGTCTTGCTGCGAGAGTGTGATGCCCTGGGTGGTGGCGAGCTCGATGAGCTTGGCCTTGTAGTCGGGCATGGCCGAGAGGAGTTCCTTGACGGCCTGATCTCCGCCGCCCATTGCCTTCACGTACTTGTTGAACTGGGTCTCGGCCTTGACCAGGTCCTGGTCGGCGAGATCGGAGAGTCCCTTGCCGAGTTCCGTGAGCTTGGCCTTGTCGACGTCGGCCCACTTGCCGAGGTCGACCATTCCGAAGGTCACGGCCTTGATGGCGCCATTCAGTGGGCCAGCGAAGGAACCGTAGTTCCCGAAGAAGTCGTCGGCGGCGAACGTGTGCACGGTGTCCTTGAACTTCATCGCGTTGCCGTTGACGTCGGTGAAGGCCTTGTTGAGGGCGGCTCCGCCCTTCTTGCCTGCCGCCTCGACGGATGCGATCTCGTCGGCGGTGAGAGAGGCTTCGGATCCTGCGGCGCTGAGGGCTCCAGCTACCGCGGTCAGGCCGACCATGGTCGCGCCTCCACGAGAGAAGATCTTCGCGACGCGGCCGCCCGTGAGCTCGAGTTCCTTCATGCCTGCCTTGGCGGCTGCGATCTTCGGAACGAGGGTGAGGAAGCCTCCACCAAGCAGGCCCACGCCGGCGACGAGTCCGGTCACTGCGAGTCCAGCCGTGAGGACTGGCTGGGGCAGATCTCCGACAGCCTTCACGGCGCCCGACGCGTTCTGCACAAGCCCGCGGAGAACGTCGTTTGCGCCCGACCCTGATTTGATCAAATCGGTATCGAATGCGGCACCCAGCTTGGAGATGTCACCGTTGAGGTTGTCCATCTTGCCGCGGGCCTGTTGCGCGGCAAAGCCGCTGTCGTTGACGCCGTCGATCCATCCCTGGATGCCCTTGGCGCCCTCCTTGTAGAGAACGTTCGCGGTGCGGATCGCGTCGGAGCCGAAGATGATCGACAGAGCGGAGTCGCGAGACGCCTGCGACAGCGACCCGAGCTTGGTCTGGAGTTGCCCAGCAAGGTTGGTGACGCCGACGAACTTCCCGGTGCCCAGGTCGTAGGCCTGGAGACCGAGCTCCTTCATCAGGTCCTTCGCCTTCTGCGACGGCGAGGCGAGCGAGAGAAGCATCTGCTTGAACGAGGTACCAGCGTCCGAACCGAGCAGACCAGCGTTCGCGAAGGACGCGAGAGTGCCGACCGTGTCGTCGATGCTGAGGCCGAACTGAGCAGCAACGAGTCCGCCCTGGTTCAGTGCCTGCCCCAGCTGATCGACGCCGCCTAGCGCCTTGTCGGCACCCGCGGCGAGCAGGTCAGCGACGTGCGGAACGTCCTTCCCCTTGAGGTTGAACTGCGTCAGTGCGACCGATGCGATCTGTGTCGCTTCGGCCACGTTGATCTGGCCTGCTGCTGCAAGGTTCAGCGCGCCGACGAGACCGCCGCCGATGATGTCCTTGACGGACACGCCAGCCTTGACCAGCTCGGTCTCCGCGTCCGCCACCTGCGTGGCCGAGAAGCCGATGCTCTGTCCCATATTGAGAGCGGCATCGCGAAGTGAAGTCATCTCGTCGGCGGTGGCGTGCGACAGCGTCTGCACTTGCGACATCTGCGCGTCGAAGTCCGCGAACTTCTTGATGGCCACCGCGACACCGACGGCTGCCAGGGTTCCCATCGCGAGCGCACCGCGGCCGACTTCCTCGAACGCCTGCTTCTTCTGGGCGAGCTTCTCCAGCTCAGAGCCGGTGGCCTTCGTCTCCTTCTGAGCCTTTTGCATGCCGGTGACGAAGCCGTTCACCTGCGAGATGAGTGAGACCTTGACGGTGCGTTCGGTCACGAAGGCCTCCCGTCACACGGCTGTTGAGTTGTAGAGTGCTGGGCATGAGCGAATCGAGCGCCGAGCGCCCCGAGAACGTCCCCACCGGTTACTTCTGGCTGGTCGGCGGGACGTTCTTCGTCCTGGCGTCACTGGTCGCACTTGCGACGTTCTGGCCGGTGGTAGTCGTCACCGGGCTCGCAGCATGGTTCTGCTTCTACGTTGGAGTGACGCGGTCAAAGCGCTACAAGGCAGCGAAGCTCGCGAGCACCCGCTAGCCGTACTCGACCCGTTCGACGTAGAACTGAGCTCCTCGCGGAAGGTCGTCCTTGTTGGTCTCCTGGTAGAGCTCGACAGCGGCCTCTGCCTGGTTGACCCGGTGATGCGCGATGTAGCGCACCGCGCCGGGCCCGTAGTAGCTGGGTGAGGCTGCCGGTGACGTCGCTTCAGCGACGTTTTCGCCGAGCGCGCCGGTTTCGCGCTCGAGTGTCTGATAGGCGAGCATCTCGGCTATCTCGTCCTCGTCGTACTCCTGCCACATGCGCTTTCGCGACATGTGGAGGTGGTAGGCGAGCGCTACTTCTTGGCGGAGGCGGTAGCTGCCTCGAATGAGTTTTTTAGGCGCTCCGCACGAGCGTCCGGCTGGCTGACGTTGAGCCCGTACACCGCGTCCTGGAGGTCTTCGAACTGGCGGCCACCGATGAGCACGAAGACCTTGTTCCACTGCTCTTCGGTGAGTTCGAGTTCCTGGTCGTTTTCGCGCATCCGGCCGAAGACGCGGATCACGTGCTTGGTCACGTCGGTGATGTTGTAGCCGAGGCTTGCATCGGCTGGGACGTCTGCTCGCATCGGGTGTCGTAGGGTGATCTCCGGCCACAGCTCACCCGGTACGCGGTAGACGCGAACAATCGCGAGAGTGCCGCGCTCGGTCGCCTCGACGGCTGCCAGCTTCTGCTTGACCGCTGCGATCTCGTTGTCGATGTCCGTAGTATCCGGGGTGCGTGCGAGGCGCTTGTCGATCGGGTTCAGTATCGCCTTGCGTTCCTGCTCAAGTGCGTCCCGGCTTTCGATCAGTTCGGCGCGCACGACAGCGTCGCCAGCGTCCAACGTCAGGGAAACATCTTTGAAGACGCGCGTGGACTCCTGGTACTCCTCAGCGCGCGCGATCTTGTCGTCAATGGATGACATGGTCTTTCCTCTCACCGGTTTGAATCACCGGTTGAAGGAGGACCTGGCGGGGCGACCGGTGAGAGCACCCCGCCAGGTGGTTTGTCGCTACGCGACCATCGCGACCGGAGCGCCGACGACGCCTGTGATCGCAGCGACCTGCTGCAGGGTGAACTTGCCCTCGCCGTCGAGCGTCCCAGGCAGCTGCGCACCCACCGTTGCCGGGATCACACGCACCAGTTGGGAGGCTGCAGCGAGCGTCGAGTTCGGCACGTTGCGGCGTTCGACGAAGTACCCGGACTTGGTCGTTGCGGGCGCTGTGGGGGCGAGGACGATGGCGGCGGATCCCGCTGCCGTGGAGTCCACGTATTCGAGGGTCTTGAGCGAGATGGCCTTCGATCCGAGAGACTCGAGCGGCTGCGGCAGGGTGAGGCGCTCGTCCTTACCCTTGTCCTGTGACGCGTCGAAGTCCCAGCCGCCGGCGACGAACGAGTACGTGAGACGGAACGACGTTGCCGCACCGATCTCGGTCGACGCCTTGGGGGCGGTCACATCTGCGATCGTCGCGACCCACCAGACAGTGAGGTTTCCGGACTGGTCGACCGCGGGCGGAGGAACAAGTCCCTCAGCAACATCAGCCATGATGGCTCCTTTCTTCTCCCCGGCAACCGGGGTCTTCGGTTTGCCCTCTGGGAGACAGAGGGAGCGAGTGGGGCGGGTTAGGCCGGGTCGGTGGTGAGGTCGAACTCGTCGACGCAGTAGAAGAGCGCAGGGGTGCTGTCGTCATCCATCTGCACGGGCTGGGTGCTCACGTGCCGAAGCCGACCGCAAATGCGCTCGGGGACGTTGGGAGTGAAGTCCAGAAGCTGCGCGAAGACGTGCTCCGCGACTGCTTGCGCCTCCCAGGGGTCGCTCCCCACGGAGTGGATTACGTAAGTGAACGTCGCCGTGGAAGAGGGGCCAGATAGGCGCTCGATCGAGCGGTGACCGGAGTTCGTAAAGACGGAGACATATCGCTGGGGGCGGTTGCCGTCGGCATCCGGCAGCACGAGGCCTTCGTAAGTTGCGTCGGCGAGCACGCCATTGGCGCGCAGTCGTTCGAGGATCGCGGCAGTGTGAGCGCGGATCAAAGTCCGGCCTTCCTCAGTGCAGTGTCGAGCGCTTTCGTGACGCCCTGCTCGAAACCGGCTTGCTCTTCATGGAGCGCTCCCGCGCCGTAGCCACGGGGAGCGGTATTGGGCGAACCAGACTCGATGACCACCACGATGGGCGCCTGGCGGCGACCCTTCTGGGCGCCGATGTCGGAGCGCAGGGTGGAGACATCCTGGCCAGGTGTTGCGATGAGCTCGTAGGTGATCGAGCTGGGCGCGTGGGGCAGGTGGGGCTCGCCACGGAGCTTCTCTGCCCAACTGTCCTTGATGTTGCGGTCTGATACCTCGTGCGCTTGACGCAGCGGCTCGCCAATGCCTTTGGACGCTTCCCCGAGGTCTACGGTGAGCTTGTCGAGCTCGGAGAAGTCAATCGAGAAGTCATCCGCCATCAGCTCGTCTCCTCGATGGGATAGCGGCGCGCCGTGGCGTACGTCTGCGCGTGCGGGCCGGTGATGCGGAACGTGCGGCCGACCATCGCAGGATCGGTGCGGCTGGTCGTGACGGTCACGGTGAAGTTCTTGGGAAAGACAGTGTCTTCAGCGACCGGGAAGGATGCGGTCGATGTCTGCTCGACGAGCTGCTGGCCGGCGGCGTCGATCTCGTGCACCTGAACGTCGGCGAGCTTCACCTTGCACGGTCCGTCGTAGACGGTCGGAGCAACCTGCGAGTAGCTGGAGGTCTCTTCGTCCCAAGTCTTGACCGGGAGCCCTTTGACGACTGCGGTGTCGATCTGGAGGCGTTCGGCCGCGAGGCGGCCAAGGCGCATGGCGGACTCGGCGCTCATGAGGGGACGATCGTGAACGCGCCGCGCCTCCGGCGGCCAGTGATAGGGCGCAGCTGCGCCATCTCGTCGTCGGAGACATACAGCGCGCCTGAGGAGATCGCGGAGTCGCGACGGTAGGTGTAGTCGTCGATCGTCTCGGAGAGGATGCCCTCGGGGTTGATGAGGACGCGGATGGCCATGGTCGCGACGATTCGCGTGTACATCCGCAAGCGACGGTCGTTGGCGTCGGTGGGCGCGGGGATGCCGAGATCTTCGGCTTCGCTCTCGACGATGTCCTGAGCGTCCTCGATGATCGCGTCGACCACCGAGGACTCTGCAGGGGTGAGTGGCCGCCACCGTTTGACGATGTCTTCCGCGGTGACGGCCACCCACATGTCAGGCTCCCTTGCGAGCGTCGACGAGCGCGAAGATGTCCTCGCGCTTGGCGTCTGCCGGCACCTCGATGCCCAGGGAGGCGGCGTGCGCCTTCCAGACGTCGAGGCCGGATCCTGATCCGGCGCGCGGCGGCTCCCCGTTTCCGGTGGTGCCCTGCTGACCGCCGTCACCGCTACCCGTGTCGGGCGTGGAGGGAACGGATGGCGTCGACTCTTCGCCGTCGTCCTCCGTGTCTTCCTTCTTTGCCCAGACGTTGGGGTTGGTGATGGACTTCTTGGCCCAGTCCGGCACCTTGGTGCCGGGGCCGAAGGTGTGTGCTTCGCCGTTCTCGTCGTGGACGGTGACGAAGGTTGCGAGCTTGCTCACGCGATCACCACCGCCTGGAAGGTCAGGTCGGGGTTCGCCAGGACGGGGAGCGCGATGCCCGCCGCCTTGGTCCACTGTGCGACCGGGTCCTTCGTCGAGTAGACGCCGGCGACGATGCCCGGCTCGTCGCCTTCGATGCCGAAGTCGGCCTCGAGCGACTCGGCGGTTGTTCCCCAGAAGGTGCCACCGAGGTCGGTGGAGCCCACTGCCGGAAGGAGCAGGAGGTTGTTCTCGGGGATGAGGCGGGTGGCGGTTCCGTCGACGGAGACCTGTGCGTCGTTGATCACGATCGGGGGCAGCCCGTAGGCGGCGAGGATCGTGTTCAGGGTGAGCACGGAGACGATCGACGGCGAGGTGCCGTTCGCGGCGGCGAGGTTGCGGACCTCCTGTGCGCGCAGCATGTTCGAGAGAACCTTCTGCGACGTCAGGATGGAGCCCGGGTTCCGGCCACCGTTGCTGGCACGGTACGTCGCGATCCAGGCGATGAGGTCCGCGATCGGGGTGGCCGACGCTGACACCGACCAGAGGTTGGCGGGTGCGACACCGGTGTGACCGGCCTTGCGGCCGAAGTCCACTGTCGCGATGACGCCGTCCTCGTTGATGGTGACGGTACCGGAAGCCAGCGCCGAGCCACGGGCGAGCTCGATTCGAGCTGCGACGGCCGTGACCATGAGGTCGGTGTCGTCGAAGATCGCATCGCGGATCGCCGTGTCCAGGCGACGCTGACGCAGCCTCTCGTACTCTCCGAGGCGGATCTTGCGCGACACGGGCGGGAGTTCACCAGTGACGCGGGTCAGACCCGGACGCTTCGCGATCGACGCCTCAGCGTCGTAAGCGCGGAACGTCGCGACCTCGGCCAGGCCGGTGCCGCCGCGGTTGAAGCGGTACTGCAGGTCGTCCACCGGCCGCGAGGGCAGGAACTGCGACAGCGTGAACTGGTTGACCTCGAGGTCAGCCAGCGCGGCGCGCGCGTAGCCCGTCAGTTCGGCGGGCTGGACGTAATCGGTTGAGATCAGCATGGCGTGAGCCCTCCTTAGATGTACTCGATGCGGCCGGCGACGTCGGCCTTACCGGCGGCGTCAACGGCGAACGGAAGCTTGGCCGCGTTGATGCGGCCATGCTCGAACAGGGGTGCGATGACGTCGCCGCTGCCCACCCTCTGTGAGGTGAACAGGTGACCGACGAGCGTCTGGCGTCCGTCGGTGGCAGTGTCGTCGTAGAGACCGAACTTCTTCGACGCGGTGACCTGGCCGAGCGGGATACCGGACGCCATGTGACCGTTCGGCCAGTGCGTCGCGGGCGTGAAGCCCTTGGTGATGTCGATCGTGATGCTTCGAGTGGCATCCGTACCGTGGGCGGAATCCAGCCAGGTCTGGTCCTCCTGGCCGAAGGTCTCGACGCGCTGCGTG